CTTGGAGACAACATAGACCTAAATATAGATAATAGTTGACACACCTTTAATTTTATGTCATTATAACACTAGGAGATCAAAATGATTAAGACTGTACTTAAAATAAGTATCAAAATGATTGCGATATTGGTTCTAACAAACTTAGCATTAAACCTTTTAATAACTCATATTAATACTTCTAATCAGCATTTTGCAAACAACACCGTCTCTGTGATCAATAACCATGGAGGAGGCACGGGAGTTATCCTAAATAGCAATCCTATATCAAGTTCAGTTCTCACCAATAAGCATGTCTGTCAGCACATCATGTATGGTGGGGTAGTTATGGATGATGGTAATACCCCTTATGCTATTCTTAACTTTAGAATGTCTAATATTCATGATCTCTGCCAGATCTGGGTATCAGGAGATCTTCATGGACACACTAACTTAGCTGAATCTGCTCCTCGTCCCTATGATACTTCGGTTGTAGTTGGGCATCCTTTATTACTTCCTACTACTATTACTACCGGTCATTTTGGACAAAAGGTAATGATCACAGTCAGTGGCGGGTCTGCATTTCCCGTAGAAGCTCAAGCCGTTAGCAATGTAATCAGCCCCGGGTCTTCCGGTTCTGCAGTCTATAATGACAAAGGAGAGCTATCCGGAATGGTGTTTGCTGGATCTGGTATGCTAAGCTGGGGAATGATTGTTCCTTATGAATATGTAAAGCTTTTCTTAGAAACTGAGTTGCAAGGGTTAGATGTGCAAGTAATAACCGCACCTCCAATACCCGTATTTGACCCACTGGCAGGGTTAGGTGATATTGTTACTAAAAAGAAAGTAAAGCCTTCTCTATGATAAAGTTGATCAATATCAGCTTCTCTATACTGGTTTCAGTTGGTGTTACCCTTCTGCTTAACTTAATAATGGGGTCTAAATGATCACTCTTCAAGAATTAAATAGACATGACTACCACACTACACCAGAGATTGATGACAATCTTTTAGAGCTTCAAAGAAGGCTTAACATTGTAAGACTTCAGTACAACCAGCCCATGTTGGTGACTAGTGGTCTTAGATCTGAGTATCAACAACAGCAATTGATAGCAGATGGTAAAAGCACTGCTACAAAAAGTAAGCATTTAACGGGACAAGCAGCCGATATATCCGATGATGGTGCTATTAAGCCCTGGGTATTAGCCAATGTCCCTTTAATGGAGGAAGTAGGCCTTTGGATGGAAACATTTGATGCTACTCCAAATTGGGTTCACTTTCAAACAGTAGCCCCTAATTCAGGAAACAGATTCTTTAACCCTTAGGAGATAATATGAAACAGAAACTAATAAGATTAGCAAAGCAGATAGCCGGAAGATTCCCCACAAAGCTTCCCACCGGTGTTACTGAGTTTAATGCTTGGGCAGAGTCTTTCTCAGAGACTTATGACCTTCCTACTCAGGACCGAGACTCCATTAAGATCGTATTAGCTTCTACAGTGATCAATCTAGGCTCTATCACTACACATAAACCTAAAGCTCACTTTCTTAAAACCATTATCGCAGCTTCTGCTAAACAAGTAGCAGGCTCGGTATTCCAAGAGATCCAACAAGCGAAATTCGCCGCTGATAGAGTTGCAAGACGCGACGCCTCAGCATTTACTCAAGCCAAGGAAGTCCCCAATGACAAAACCCCCGAAGCAGTTACAAAATAAGTGGAGTAAGATCCTGAAAGATTCAGGATTTGTAGACATAGAGAACAATAAAGGCAATATAAAAGAATGGTCTCGCAGTCTCTTCCAAAAGAAGGGGCAGTATCTTACAGAACTTACTAAACAAAGTGCTAAACAAGACTACTACCGCCTAGCTGGGCATTTTCTATATGAATTCACTAACTTCACTGAGGCTAATAAACCTCTGTGGGATATGCACTCTCAAGGCATGAGCATTAGAGAAATCTCAAAAGTAACTGGTGTTGGTAAGAGCACCGTTGGTTCTATGTTAAAATCTCTTTCAAATGAAATGATTCGAATGTACTCGGTGCAACATGAACAAGGATGAGTTAGTCATCGTAAGGCCTACTGTTGAGGCAGATAAGAACTTTATCATGGCTACGATCCTAAGGGGGTTGTTCTATGGTGAAAGTTGGTTCAGTGAGATCGATAAGTCGGTGTTCATGGAGAACTATCACCGAGTGATTGACTTCTTGCTAGCTAAAGATACCACTGAGGTTAGGATTGCATGTCTTAAAGAAGATCCCGAAGTGATATTGGGGTATTCCATTGTCTCTCCTTCCTCAAATCTAATACACTTTGTATTTGTAAAGAAAGCTTGGCGGGGTATTGGCATAGCTTCTATGCTAGTCCCTACCACTACCACCACGGCTACTCAATTAACCAAAACCGGATTAGCCATTATACGCAAGAAGTCTATTGACTTCAATCCCTTTCTGTTGTAATATCTTTCTAAGGAGACAATAACATGTCAAAAAGAACTGTATCTGAGATTCAAACTGAGTACACAACCCTTTGCACTCGTGCGGGGCACTTGAATTATTCTATCTTTGCATTAGGCTTAGACCTTGCATTAGTTCAAGAACAATTAAAAGAACTTAACTTAGAAGGCGCTGCAGCACAAAAAGCTGAGGCAGATGCTAAAGCTGAGTCAGAAACACCGGTGGCATAATGTCACGTAAAGTAACTTACGCTAAACTTCATCATCCCTTGTTTATACCAGGGATTGGGGAATTAGGGAGTGTTTTTCCTCCACAAGCTAAGACTCTTGTTGGTTTGTCAATGGAAGTTGATGAAAACATGAATCTTACTCTTAGCTTTAAACACACCGGTGTTGAAAGAGAGGCTGGAGTTCCTGCAGCAACTGTTGCTGGAGTTCTGTATGCTCCAAAGCCTGTAACGCCGTTAGTATCTAAAGGTAAATAATGTCAAAGATTTGGGCAGATAATAAACGTACGGTCGTCATCAAGGAGATAGTGGAAGTTCCCACTATCAAAGAAGAAGGCTTAACTACGGATATTGACTCCCTACTTAATCAAGGTCTCAAGAATATATCACGGATGATGAATGTAATCAGCACACAAGCTGGTCTTGAGACCTTTGACAGGTCCACAGTGCAGAACCTAAAAGACTTAATGGCAATGTTGGGTGATCTTAAACAGAAAGAGACAGATCTTTTAGCTGAAATGTCAGATGAAGAACTTCTTTCAAGGATAACCAAAGAATGAGTGTTCTTAATATCAAAGCAGTCAAACGAGCGCTTAGTCGTCGTAAGAAAGTTGCTGATGAGAATAAGCAGTTCAGGCTTGAAGGCCATTTGTTCAAAGAACAGCTAGCTTTTGTCATGGACCCATCGCCTAATAAAGTAGCGGTATGTTCTAGAAGAGCAGGAAAGACCACAGCTTGTGCCGCTGATCTGGTATATACCGCGATTAACAGCCCAGGTACGGTATGTCTCTATATTACACTTAGCAGAAACAATGCTAAGAAGATTATATGGAAAGAGATTAAAGATTTAAATAGAGATTACAAACTAAACGGTGTCTTGAGCATAGCAGAACTATCTATAACATTTCCAAATGCATCTACCATCTACCTATCCGGTGCCAAAGATGAGACCGAGATTGAGAAGTTCCGTGGTCTTGCCCTTAAACTAGTTTACATCGATGAGTGCCAATCTTTTCGTTCTTATATCAAAGAGCTTATCAATGAAGTACTTGCACCAAGCCTAATGGATTATGCCGGTACTTTGAATATCATTGGAACACCATCCCCTCTTCCTACAGGCTTCTTTCACGATGCTTACATCTCAGACAATGGATGGGCTAAGTTTCACTGGACCTTTTGGGATAACCCTTTTATCATTCAAAAGTCTAAAGTAACTCATCAACAGATGCTAGACAGAGAGCTTAAGCGACGCGGTGTTCCTGCTTCAGACCCTTCAGTACAGAGGGAGTGGTTTGGGCGCTTCACGCTGGATTCAAATTCATTGTTATTACATTACAATCCTCAACTTAATCACTTTGATGCAATGCCTGCAATCAGCCCTAAGCGGCTCAACTATATAATGGGCATCGATTTGGGGTTCGATGACGCTGATGCCATCGCGGTGTTAGCCTGGTCTGAGGATACTGCTGCAACTTACCTAGTTGAAGAATTAGTTGTGAGGCAACAAGGATTAACTGAGTTGGTTGAACAAATTGAACTTTTACGCAAGAAGTATGATATCACTAAGATAATGATTGATCAAGGTGGTCTTGGTAAGAAACTAGCTGAGGAAATGAGGCGTCGTCATGGCATACCTGTACAAGCTGCAGATAAAGCTCGTAAGATGGAGCACATTGCATTTCTTAACGATGCTCTCCGCACTGGACGATTCAAAGCTAAAACTGATTCTAAGTTTGCACAAGATTCTTATCTAGTTGAAATTGATAGAGATAAGTCTACACCGGATAGAATTAAAGTATCCTCAGCCTACCACTCAGATATAATCGATGCGGTGTTATACGCTTTCGTAGAATCCCCAGCATTTACATATACTCCCCCAGTTGCAAAGCCTAAATGGGGCACCCAAGCCTGGGCTGATGCTCAAAACGATGAGATGTTTCAAGCTGAGCTTGAGGGCATCACCAAAGAATACGAGCAGCTAAAAGATCCATATGCTGATAATTACTAATAATGGGTAATATTTAGTACAAATTCGATATAAACAGGGGTATTTGGACATATTATCATAAGAGAGGTCCATTGAACTATGCTCCCATTTCTCAAACCAAAAGCCCAAGCAGCCGGTATCATGACAATAGAACGAAAGCCTGATAGCACAGATGGTGAATCCCATGATGATGGTATTGATGCTTGTTCTCATGACCTTATCGAAGCCGTACACTCAAAGAATATTAAAGCTGTAAGTGCAGCCATTAAGGCAGCATTCGAATTACTAGACAGTGAGCCACACGAAGAAGGCCCTCACACTAACGAAGAAGAAGAAGGATAAGTAAATGCCATTGATCAAAGGGAAATCCCCTAAAGCTTTTAGCAAGAACGTTGAAACTGAAATGCATGCTGGGAAACCTCAGAAAACAGCATTAGCGATTGCCTACTCTGTAAAACGTAAGGCCCCTAAGAAAATGGCTGAAGGCGGAATGATCTCTCCTGGTGATGCTAGAGGTCCTAAGTCTGAAAGCCCAATGCCTGAATCTACTCATGAAGATGCAATGAGATTTGCAACTGACAAACGTGACGCTGCAATCATGAAAGCTCATGAAGAATTCCGAAAGATGTCAGAAGGCGGGATGATCTCAGCCGGTGATGATCGTGGCGAAAGTTCAGAGCCTTCTGCCCATGAGCCTACATATGAAGATCAAATCCTTGAATCTAAAGATGAAATGACTGCTAGACACCTCCATGAGATGGAAAGTCTCGCACACGGTGGATCTATTGCTGAACACATCATGTCACGTAAGGCATATGCTGACGGCGGTGAAGTTGATCTTGATACCAATGAAGAAGAGCAACCAAATGGATTCTATGAACGCAATGAGCATGAAGCATTAGAAGAAGACAGAGACTCTACGATGGATGGAATACATCAGCCTAAAGATTCTAATGAACATGACCCTGGAGACGAACTTCTCGAAGAGTCTGATGAACATGATATGGTCGGTAAGATCATGAAGAAAAACAAGTCTAAGAAATAACCTAGGAGTTTCCATGATGGATGCCAAGGCCCTTAAGAAATTAGTAGCCACCTGCCGAAAGTTAGGCGTCAAGGAATTCACATCTCCTGATGTAAGCTTTAAGCTTGCTGATGAGACACCAAGAACTAAAGCTCCCAAAGTTGCTATACACCACACTGGTGATGATGTTGAGTCTGAACCAGAACTCTCGGCAGATGATCTTCTGTTCTGGAGCGCGACGGGACAAGATCCCTTAGCACAAGGAAACTAATATGAAAGTCACCGCATCTGAAGGCCCAAAGAAAACCATCATAGCCAAGACGGTGGCTCAAAAAGATTCCAAAACCCAGTACAAATGGTGGAAGGCCCCTACACAAGCTGAGGCCGCCGCTCAGCTCTTAAGCACCGCTGCTTTCTTAAAAGAGACCCAGAACTACCGCCAAAGACAAACAGCCATCTACGCTCGTCTATATGGCAACATGCCACTCATGTCCTTCATCGGCTCTAACATGTCAAAGATGGACCAGAACCAAGGGCTTCCGACTGACCGCCCTACGTTCAACATAGTGCAATCAGTTATCGACACTAAAGTAGCCCGCATTGCACAATCTAGGCCAGCACCGGTGTTTCTCACCGACAATGGCAACTATAAAGAGCGTAACTTAGCACAAAAGCTAAATAGCTTCATACTCGGTGAATTCTATCAGACTAAAACCTATGAGAAGGCAGCTAAGATCCTAAGAGATGCGTCTGTAACTGGTACTGGTTGTATTAAAGTCTATGAGTCAGAAGATAACAAAGTCTCTTTAGAACGAGTGCTTTTGACTGAACTCCTCATCGACCCGAATGAGGCCATCTATGGTGACCCAAGACAGCTATACCAATTAAAGCTAGTTGACCGAACGGTGTTGATAGAACAAATGGGCTCTAAATATCGATCTATCATTGAACGTGCTGAGAATGCATATCCTGATAATTCCTCTGATTCTTCTAAAACTGTTGCTGACTTAGTTATGGTTGTTGAAGGATGGCATTTAAGATCCGGTAAGAATTCTAAAGACGGCCGCCATACGATAGCCTGTAGCGCCGGTATTATATTGGATGAAGATTATGACAAAGATAAGTTCCCATTTGTATTTCTACATGATTCTGATCGCTTGCTTGGCTTCTGGTCTCAAGGCGCTGCTGAGAGGCTCATGGGCACCCAACTTGAAATCAATAGCATCTTATTCACTATATCAAAAGCCATCAAACTAGTCGGTGTACCTAGAGTATTCGTTGAAGATGGCTCTAAGGTTGTCTCAACATCATTCAATAACGATGTTGGCTCTATAGTTAAATACCGAGGCACAAAGCCTATCTATGAAGTTGCCCCATGTGTACCAGAAGAGATGTATGCTCAATTACAAAGGTTGATTCAATATGGCTATCAGCAAGAAGGTGTTTCAGAAATGTCGGCGTCAAGCCAGAAACCTGCCGGTCTTAATTCTGGTGAAGCTATACGCTCTTACGATGATATTAGCACTGATCGTATGGCTACACTCAGCCGCAAATACGATAACTTCTTTATTGATCTCGCATATGCAATAATTGATAAAGCTATTGATATTGCTAAAGAACAAGGCTCTTATCAAACGGTGTTTCCTAATAAAGATTCTACTAAAACTATTGATCTTCCAAACATAGAGATGCTTAAAGATCCTTTTGTTATCCAATGCTTCAACTCCTCATCCCTCCCGCGTGATCCAGCAGGACGTATGGAAAAGGTCACTGAGATGATGCAATCAGGCATGATCTCTCTTAAAGAAGGCCGAAGGCTCTTAGATTTCAGTGACTTAAGTCAGATTGAGAAGCTAGCTAATGCTTCAGAAGAACGTATCTTTCAGATATTAGATAAGATTATTGATGATGGTGATTATACACCGCCAGATCCATTTCTTGACTTAGCCCTTGCACAAGACCTTACAACACAGTATATCAACCTTTACGGTAGCTCTAAGCTTGAAGAAGAGAAGATGCAGATGCTCAGGGACTTCTTTACTCAGATCCAAGCTCTTAAACAAGCAGCTATGCCCCCTGCTGCACCTCCAGGCGCTCCAGGACAGGCACCAGGAGCAAACGCCCCACAAGCAGTAGCTGCACCCCCAGCTGTAAGCCCAATGCTCCCTAATGCCCCTCAAGGTTAATATGAACCTAGCCTGCATCAGTAAAGAACACTGTTCTCTTTGCAAGAACGTAACTCAAATTAAACGAGTTAAAGAAATTGATTGGAAAGCCATTTCCATAGCCCTTGGTACACTGGTGCTGCTGCTAGTCACCGGTATAATTCTCAAGAAATAGACTGTAAGTCTATATCCCTAAGTAGCGACAAACCAAACCGCATTCTTGACTGAATGCTTATAGTAATGAAAGAAGACCTTATGAAGATCGAATCTATGTCCGCGCCTATTACCCAACAAAATCAACCATCTAGTGCTAGAGATAAAGCTGTAGCCTTCCTAAATGGACGGATGCAAGCTGCTCTCACACCAGTGGCTAACCCAAACAACGTCTCTCCTGAGGAGCTGTCTGCTGTAAAGACTGGACAAAATACCATCAGTGAGACATTATCTACTCCAGTTGCTCCGCCTGCAGATACGAAGGCGCCCACGGAAGATCCTATCTCAACTCAATATGCGACATTAGCGCGTAAAGAGAAGGCCCTCCGAGCCAAGGCTGTTCAACAAGAACAAGCACTTAAAGCCAAAGAAGCTGCTTTTACCGCAAGGGAAGAAGCCTTCAAGGCCAAGGAAACAGAATACCAATCCAAATACATTTCGAAGGATCGCCTTTCACAGGACACACTCAGTGCCCTAGCTGAGGCCGGTCTTACATATGACCAAATCACTGAGCTGATGCTGACGCAGAATAGCCCAGAGCGTCAGGCCCAATCCCAGTACGAAAAGAAGTTGGATGCAAAGATATTAGAGTTTGAGAAGAAACAAGCCGAAGCCAGCAAGTCTGTAGAACAACAGCAGACAGTTGCATACCAGAATGCAATCAAACAGATTAAAGCAGATACTACGGCGCTTGTGACTTCTAACCCAGAATTCGAGACGATCAGAGAAACTAGTTCAGTTGATGATGTAGTGGAATTGATCGAGCGAACGTTTAAACAGGACGGTGTCCTTCTCAGTGTTGAGGATGCCGCTAAACAAGTTGAGGACTACTTAGTTGAAGAAGCTTTCAAGCTAACTAAGTTAAAGAAGATTCAACAGAGGCTAGCTCCCGCCCAGAAGCCGGTGGAAGCAAAGTTAGAGCCGCAAAAGCAGCCACAAACATTGAAAACTTTAACCAATGCCGTATCTAGCTCAGGCCGAGTGAGTGTCAGAGAAAGAGCGATTGCAGCGTTTAAAGGTCAGCTTAAGTAGTTTAGAAAAAGTCTTAAATGTAAACTTATAGTTTACATTTACGGTTAAATCTAAACTAATGACACAAAACCAAAACACATGTCACAAAAAGTAATACTAATTTATGACATTGTACCCCCATAAGGGGTCATAACATAGTGCTATGACACCCTATAAGGGTACATAAAGACTAAGGACCATGGTGTGCTAATCCACATTATCACCGAAGTCAAATGAAAGAAGATATAACATGTCTGCAGTTTACGCAAATAGTTCAAATCAGATCGCAGCTCTTAAAGAGCTTTATACAGATGACAAAGATTACATGAGGGATCTCGTGTACAAGGAGAATCCATTACTAGCTCTCGTCCCTAAGAACGAAAGTCCAGATGGATTCGCCGGTAAGTATATTCCAGTTCCTTTGGAATATGGCAACCCACAGGGACGTGCCCACACGTTCGCTAACGCTCAGAACCAACAGACGGCTACAAGCCTTGTTTCGTTCTTCGTTTATGTTATCTCGGATTATCAATTGGTTACAATCACTAACCTTTTGATGGAACAGACTAAGTCCAATGCTGGCGCTTTCGTTGATTCTGCTAAATTGCAGATCGACGGCGGTATCCGCAACTTAACCAACAACATTGCATTCGAATTATTCGGATCAGGAACCTCTACTCGTGGTATCTCTTCCGCTTCTTCGAGCCAAGTTGGCGTTACGGTTGGTGGAACAGTGTTACCTCTTACCAACAGCAACAGCATCATAGCTTTCGAAGTTGGCATGTTGTTAGTGGCTTCTGCTACTGACGGCGGCGCTCCTTCCACCGATACGGTTATGATCACCTCTGTAGACAGAGATTCCGGTATTGTTACTGGAACAGCATCAGCTTCCACGCTGTCCAGCAACTGGGCAATCGGAACTGGCGTGGCT